TCATCATAACTTAAATCTGAAAGAGCCTTTTTTTCAGGCTCTTCCTTTGCTTTATCGTGATATCTCCTAAGCAACATACTCATATATAAGTACCTCCTATGATATAGTTATCTTAACAGTCTTTTTCTCATTGTATAGATATGCTCCATAATGCTTATCAGCAGTTACTACAGTTGTTTTCTTTACTATATCTCTATCAGTTTCAATCATAGTATCTCTTTTTAATAGCAGTTTCAAAGCACCTTTTTTAACAAGATACGCAGTATTTTTTGCCACTCTTCTTGTTCTAAGCACCTGAGTATTAAGTATCTCACCAAAAGCACCTGTTACTATCCTATTTGCACCTAACTCACTACCTGACAGCCAATTTTTACCTGCATCCGCTCTAAGCTCCATAGCATTAGCAGGATTGCATACAAGCACTACAGGCTCATCATCTTCATCATCAAATACAGCAAGAGCCTTGTCAAGATTATCTACAGTAAGTCCACCTGTAACTGCTGATGTCTGAGTAGAAGTACCAAGAGCTACAACAAGTTCATTATCTATCTTGTCAGCTATCGATACGGCAAGTTGTCTTGTACCCTCACCAAGTGGATCTCCATATCCTGATAACATAGCCTCATCTGTAATCTCTACACCTTTACCGGCTTTTTTAATAGTCATTTCCTTTTCAGTCTTACCAAGTTGTTCGATAGGTATAGCAGTCCCCTCCGCTACATCTGACGCCTCACCTATATACGACCATTTAGGTACTGTAAGTTTTGAACCTGCATTACCCTGCAAAGTTCTATCAATCTCAGCAATTGGTGCAAGTTTTATCTTCTTTTCAAGTTCTGGTATCAGCATATCAGCAAGTACCTGTGGATCTACCAAATTATTTAATTTTGTTACACCTGTTGGCATAATTATTCTCCTTTCACAAGCTCATTATATTGAGCCTCATCACTTTGTTTAAGTTCTAATCTTTCAAAATACGACATATTAGCAAACTGCTCTTTAGATATTCCGCTTTTAGCAGCTCCAGTTTTAGCAGAAGATGTAAAAGTAGGTGTCTTTTTAGCTCCCTCATCTTCTTTAAATAAATAAGGCTTGTCCTTTTTAAGCGTTTCTATCTGCTTATCAAGACCAAGCACATTATCATCTTTAAATACTAATTCTTCTTTTTTTAGCAATCCTTTTACGACATCAGCATCATGAGTATTTACAGATAATAGCAACTTATCAAGCAGATTGCTTTCTCTTTCTATTTTTAAATCACCCATAGCCTTGTTGTATTTTTCTTCCCACTCAGCAGATGACTGCTTAATCTTATCAATGTCCATATCCTTGTATGATTTGATAGTCTTATTAGCTTCAGTAAGTTGACCGCTTACAATTTCAAGTTCTTTTACTTTCTCGTTTAACTTCTCTTGCTCTCTTTGAATATCGCCCCCATTCTCAGCCATAATCTTATCGATTTGCTCATCAGTAAGACCAAGTTCCTTTAAAAATTCTCTTTTCATATCAAATTACCACCTTTCTTGTATATACGTTGTTTTACGTGTGTAACGAACCACTAATACATATCTAATTAACGCTTAGATAAAAGCGAATTTTAGCATAAAAAATAGACCTGTTTAATGTCTATTGCCCAAAGACAAAAAGCACCCTGCAGGGTGCTTTAAAAAGCTAATTATTATTTTATTCTTTACCAAATAACTCTTCTAATGCTTTTTTACTTTCTTTTCTGTGTTCATCCCAGTGTTTCTTTTGTTCTTCGTCTGATAAAGAGTAATCAGGAGCAAATTCATCAGGGATTCGCACATCTTCATTTCTTTTTATCACGGTAATTCCCTCCTATATTTCCACCCAAAAAGATTGGCAAGATGTTCATTTATTTCATGAGATTGCTCTTTCCATGTAGCTTGTGCGTCTTTTGTTTTATCAAATATTTGTTGGTATTTTGGTTGTAAATTATTTTGTGCAACCGCATATTCGTGATCTATTTTAAGAAATTTAGGTCTTGCACCATTGCCGACTTCCAAGAAATATTTTGTACCATCGTGACCTATTACTCTCATTTCTTTTACACTTTCTAACTGACAAGCTATACTCATATCTGCTGGAGAAAACGAGCTACTCTTTGGATGATTATGCAAAGATATAACAGATTCTCTTTTTAGTCTCATTAGATAGCCCATGGTTTCTTGCGAGATAGCCACACTGTTACTATCTCCCGTTTCAAAAGGTATTATCTCTTTGCCATTCACATTTAACCACATCAAGCCCTCATTTCCGGTATTTTTTCCATGCTCGAGCACTTTCTTAACAGCTATATCATAGTTAGTTTCCTTAACACTATTATACCCCTTATTCAATGTCTTATCAACAATATCTTTATTTTTATCAATATTCTTTCTATTAGCCCAAGAGCTTTTACTACCTACGGACTTATTAAATCCATAAACTTGATTGCGTTCATTCCTTGTTTTCAGCTTGGCAGATTTGCTAAAATCAACATATAAATCTTTTTGTTTTCTCAATCTTACAGACTTAGCAGTAAAATCAGATTTAAGACCTGCACTGTCCAAAGCCACAAGCTCTCTTTTCGTCTTTCTTATCATGCGCTCAATCTGTCTTTGCTTTTGAGTAGCCTCGTAATATGTGTAAGTCTTCCCATCATATTCGATAGGCGGAGGATCTATATTCTTAAGTTGTTCATCCGTATAATTTCTTACCGAAATACCAGGAAAAAATACAAAAAAACTATGACGACAATTCCAACCGCAAAGCCCTGCACCTGTACCATATCCTGTAGACTCTTCAAAATCAGGATATCCGTCCTTATCACCGCCCACATGATATACCTTACCTTGCCATGTTTGATGGTCAGGTCTTGCCCCCATATGTGCAGTTACTTCTACAAATTCACTATCAGACTCTTTCATCTGCATTAATGTCATTTCAGCTACTGTCTGATTAATTCCAGTAAGAGTAGCACGCCTAACAGCCACATCAAGCATATTTGATACTCCACTTTCATAATCAACTACTCTTAATCCGCTCTCAGTTAATACCCGTACGGCATTTCTTACAGCGTCCTGATATGAAAATGCACCACTTGCCACTTGAAAATGTGCATAGTTTAAAGTATCTTGGTAAGTCTTAGCGACAGACTTAAAACTATCTCCACTTTTAAAGCCAAGTGACTTAGTAAGATTTTTTAGTTCGCCGTGAGTCTTTTTAGCATTAGCAGCGACAAATTTCATCATCGTAGGAGAGTCATATAAGCTAAGTGTCTTTTTACCTGCCTTTTTATAAGCTATATTTTCATAATACATACTTCTGTTTGTTGCATTTATAAAAAGCTTATCAAGTTCAGCTTTACTCATCTTATTAGTCTTAGCTATCTTACTTTTTATCTCTTCAAGGTCATTTCCCATTTGCCCGAGCATATACATCTGCCAATCAGCAGTATCTGTTATTTCACCTGCCTTTTGTAGCCGTCTTGCAATATCTGAAATAATATCATCTTCCAAATCTTGATATATCTTTACGATATTATCTGGAACTACCTTAAGCTCATCAGGAGTCAGCATTTTCTATCACTCCTCATCTACATCATCAGGTTCTTTCTCTATCTTTTCAGATGGCATATAATCTTTGCACTGTTCTTCAGTAAGTCCGTATCTTCGCATTAGATATATTTCAGGCTTGATTATTCCTGCTGCCACTTCTTGCAACATTATAGCTTGATCCGCTCCACTATCCACGATTAAGCTATCGTCAAACTCAAAGCTTACTTCATACTCCCCTTGACCGACTAAATCATATAAGCTGCACAAATCATCCATAGATATTATCAGATTTTCAAGTGCAGATTTAAGCGACTTTTGAATATCGGACACTGTAGCATATGATCTTTGCTTTGATGATATAATCTCCGTAGCAGTCTTAGCTGTTTCCTGAACATCAGATAAAGTACCATAAGCCAATCCGCAAGCAAACTCAATCCTTTGTAAAAGCTTATTAAGTCCATTGAAAAGTGAACTGTCACGAATAGTGGGAGAAAATACAGAATAAAAGTCATTAGTTCTACCTTGAATATCTAATTTTCTAAATAGCCTATCAGAGTATTCAGGCAATTCATTATTATTCTTATAGCAATTTTCATCAATATCAACAGCAAGCTCACTGCCCTTATACTCCCACACTATCCTTGAATACTGTTCATCAGCTTTTTTAATCAAATCTACAGCCTTAGAAAAGACGGAAACACCAATATCACTATTACTCTCAATAGTATTAGCCATAGGCACTTTAAAATACGAAAATAAAGGCTTCGTAAGATTATCTATAGTTATCTCACACTCAATATCTTTCCATCTACTAACTGTGTCAAGTTTTATCTCAGAGCCTAATATATCTGATCCATACTCATTCATATAAGCCTTATTGATTATCGTACATTTGCCATTTTCAAAGCTATGATATTCCAATCTTGTATAAGTCTTTTCGTTCTTGGTAAATCTATCAACAAAAATACAAGATATAAGCTCACCGAAACTATTAAATTCAATCGGATATATCATATCTGCCTGTACACAATCAATAGCAATTTTACCATCTGATATGAAAGGTTTAAAAGCCATAGAGCCTTTAGCAAGTGCATATTCAAGGTGTATTCTTATACTGTCCATAAGGTTTTGATAAGGTTCATTCATAAAATCAGCTCTGTCACTTCCTACTATCTCTGACTTCATCTCGATTGTAGTTAGCCTTGCAAGTTCAGCTGCAATAGAGCAGGGGAGTGATAAAGAGTAGACATCTTTCTTTACCCAATCAGGCTTACCCTCATACATCTTAGTCCATAGCTCAATTGCATTTGCCATCTTATTTGAAATATTAATATCTAAATTTAAAGCATCTTTCACATTATCCTTACTAAACAGACCTCTCACCACCTTTTTTAAAAAATCAAACAGCCACATCTACATACTCACCAACCTTTTAGCGTATCTCTCAATACTATACTCCATAGCGTCAAGCGTATCTATATCAGACGAGCCGTCATCAAGTCTTACTGTCTTAATCTTCGTCTCATCCCATACAGCATTAGTTAATGCGTCCTTGACTGTATCAGCATTTTGAGTATAAAAAAACTTGTTTCTGGAAATTAATCCTGCAACAAGTCTAATTCTATCAACTATTTCAATTTTACTTGCATTTCTAACACTTATGTTAAATCCGCTATCATACAAAGCTTTTTTAAGTGTTCTTATAAGCACTTGCTCAGCACTATCGCAATAAATAGCATCGATATTGCTATACATATCAAATACACATTTAATAAAATCAATAAAAAGCATACACAGCTTATCAGAATCTGTATCAGCATCATGCCTTTCCGACACCAAAACAATAACTTCATAATCATTTGTAATCCCTGTAGCAACAAAGGCGTGTTTAGATAAATTACCGCCAAAATCCACACCAACATTAATCATTTGTATTTTTTTATGCTTTAACTCTTCAAAAGATATAAAATATCTGTCAGGCTTACCTGCAAACAGTTTATATATTGCCCCCTCAGCCCTTACCCATTGACCAAGTATGAAACGATTATAATATACTGTTCCGTAATACTCTTGTTTCAACGCTGTTACAAATTCATCAGTTAAAAAAGGATTATCGTCTATTGTATAATGTTGATGATATATATTCGCCTTACTGTCTAAAAACTCCTTAAACCAGTGATTTGGACTGTCAGGATTGCAAGTACCGTCAAAGCATGAATTAGGTTTATCAAGTCTTGACTTAAGCATTTGAAATACATCTTGCGACCATGTCGTAATCTCATCACCATAACAATACTCAATACCTGCACCTTGTATTCTTGCAACCTGATTTTTCTTATCAGCTCCAAGCACATATACATCACGACCAAATAACTTAGCCTTGTTATTCGATGATATAGTACCGACAAGAGAGCCCCAAATACTTCGCATCGGTTCAAGGACATTTCTTTCAATAGTTCCTTGAGTATTACCAAGCAAAACTATTAAGCCATCGCCTTTACAGGCTCTTATTCTTTTTGGAATGATATAATAATCAAGATATGTTTTTCCAGACCTTGTAGCACCAGTCTTTACATTCCAACGACAATTACAGTTATTCCAAAATTCTTTTTGTTTAGGACTTAGCTTCATTATCAATCGCCCCAAGTATCTTATCTAATTTATCCAGTTGCTCCTCTTCGACTTCAGACTTCTCAGAGAAAATTCTATATCTCTTGCCCAGTAGCTCCAATGCTTTTATAGTATCTTTGCTCGGTGTTGGAATTTTCACTATCTCAGGTGTTTTTTCAATACCTACAAATTTACCATCGTTATCAAACTTAGCTTTATCTACCATTACAACAACACTTTCAAACTCTTCTCTTCTACCAAATCTTGTGAGCCTCTCCAAAACTTCTTTTTGATCAGCTATCTTTTTATCGTCTATTTCTTTTAATCTTTCTTGTATATAGGTTTTTATACTCACATTTTCCAACAATTTAATTGCATTACCCTTTGCATAATTTTCACTATATCCAGCTTTTATAGCACTTTGATAAGCATTCCCACTGATGATATATTCATCAGCAAATCTTTTCTGTTTAAGCGTCAATTTAATTGACAAATACATCACCACCTTTTAAAAATTATATTTGTCTTATATTCTCTTATTCACATACTTTGCTTTCTTCTTCTCCTTATCTTTCAATCTCTCAGCAGATACCTGCAGATAGGGATTAGTTATCTCTATGTTGTTAGTTAGATAGTATATAATGCACTTACAACCGAACAGACTTCTAAAATGTGCGTGTCTGCCTGTACTCGTATTAATCACGATATATCCACGCCTTATTTTCTTTATCTTATACATAGCATTTGACTTTTAAAAATTTGCATAAAAAAACCGCTACGCTCTCTTTACATAACGGT